GTTTTGGCACTGATGGGACTGGGTAGCGCTGGGATGAACTACGTGAAAACGCAGACCGTCCTTAATAGCGTCTACGACGTCATTAAAGCACCGGCAACACTTGTGCCGTAAAGGAGGATTCTAATGCGACCTAGCCAAGTCATATCTGTCTTGGTAGCCGTTGCGAGTTGTTCGCAGCGCCCCGTGCGTAGGAGCGGGCTCGTCTTATCGACGAGAGACAGGAATACAGTTCTAGAGGTATACCAGCAATGGTTGTGCCTTTTACTGGATCTGAGTCTCCTACCCTCCTGTAGATTTGAACTGATGTCACGTCGAGTGCTCGATGATTTGATGAGCAGAGACGTGATTGATGTTAACAAATCTTTTGCCGAGTTGTTGCATTCTGTAAGAATACAACGCCCCAAAGGTTTTAAAGGCCTCTGTGCACGTATTTCTCCGCACCTTTACACTCTTGTGAAGGTTGAATGGAGAAAGTGCCTCGACGGCGATGTCTTTGCAGCCAAGAAGCTCGTACAACTATTTAGTTATACGTCGCGACTAAGTTTGCGGGATATTGACCTGACTGATGAGTGCTTGAGAGACTACCTCGCGATTGAATCGAAGATCTTCGATTCATATCCCGAATCTCTCGTCCAATCTCTAAATGTTATTATAAAAGATTGGATAAAGACTTTTGACCCTTCTAATCTCCATTTTCGACATTCCACCGGAGCGGTAGCCGAAAAAGGTTGTCGATCACTTGAGTCGAAGTATAGTAGACTCACGTATGATCAATTAACAACCTTTGTATTCGGAGATCCTTGGTGGGCGACGGAAGATGCGCCAAACCTTTCGCGCATCTCTCGCACACGATTTGTTCCCAAAAGTTATAAAACTTTTAGGACCATCTCGATGGAACCTGCCACCTTGATGTATTTGCAACAAGGTGTGTGGGGTGAGATTAAGAGGTTGGTTTCTAACTCAAGGTATCTTAAAACCCATATAGGGTTTGATGACCAAGAGCGAAACCAGAAGCTTGCCTTGCTTGGATCCTTAAATCGCAATTATGCGACTTTAGATCTCAGTTCGGCCAGCGACTCGGTCAGTTACGGATTGGTTAAGAAGCTATTCAAAGACACGGCAATCTATAAGTATTTGATTGCGACGCGTTCTAAGAAGACACTTCTACCGAGTGGCATCACATTACAGCTAAAGAAATTTGCTCCTATGGGTTCAGCTTTATGCTTCCCAATTGAGACTTTAATTTTTGCAGCTGTTTGTGAGCACGTGACCAGGAGCCACAACGTTTCCGGAGACTATTCAGTCTACGGAGATGACATCATCGTTCCTACACATTGTGTCGGAGATGTAGTAAATGTACTTTTTCAACTTGGATTTACCATTAACATGGAAAAATCCTTCTCCCGAACAGACTGTTGGTTCCGTGAAAGTTGCGGAACTGAGTACTGTAGCGGATACGACGTCACGCCTATGCGTGTCAGTCGAAAGTACACACACTACAAACGAGATGTTAGACTAGCAGAGCTTATGGCTTTGTCCAACATGGCATACGAGCGTGGGTACATCAACTTACGTGCTTTCTTTGTGCACAAGTTAATGTCCCAAATTACGCCCCA